TTTTAATCCTGTTCTTGTGTAATGAACTGACAATTCATCAGCAGCACTAAAAGTATTATTAGAAGCAAGGTGAGCAACTGTAATTTTGTTGTAGCCGCTTTCATCACTAACCGCAGCTGTAATTTTAAATCTTGCATAAGTTGAGCTATCGTTAATATCTACAATGTGTAAAAATCCTTTAATTGTAGAAGTTGATCCTCCCCAACTTTGAACATCTGTAGCTGTACTAGCACCATTAGCATCAGCATCATCAATATAAATTTCTGTAGCTGAAGCGTAAGTTCCATTGTTAAATGCTATTTCTCCAGCACCAGGGTCTGCATCAGATGTACCTGTATCAAACTTATAGAAATAACCTGGAATTGCACCATCTTCTCCACTTGATGTAAATGCAATCCAACATTTATCATCGTTTGCAAAAGTACCTGCAGAGTCAATATGAACTAAAGTAACTTTAGTATAACCACTAGCATCCGTAACAGCACCACTAACTTTAAATACCATCCAAGTGTCTAATGTGTTAGCTTTTGAAATTCTTATTCTACCTCTATTAGTATCATTACCTGATACATCATCCCATGATTGTACCCATGCTGAAATATCTGTGCCATTGTATTCTAAATCATCAACATATATTTCTGTTGCACTAGCAATTGTTGAGTTATTTAATCTAAAATATCCTGCTCCAGGATCAGCATCGGTAGTTGTTGTTGAATATTGAAACATTGCTGAATCTCCACCTGCAGGTAAAAAATCAGCTACTGTTGTTAAATTACCAGAGCTATCAAATCCTAAAGTTTTAGATGCTCTTGTACTAGCATCGTCTGTAAATTCTGGTGTTGTAATTGTATTCGTTCTTGAAACTTTAAATGATCTATCCAGCTCTTCTTGCATTTGCTGGGTTGTCATTGTTGCACGATCCAGACCCTCTTCGTGAGTCTCCGCAGGGAATGGATCATTAGCTATATAATCTATAGCTTGAGTTTGCGGGACAGCTCTTCTAATAACCACAGTTTCTCCTGAAGCTGGGGTATTGCCAGAAGTGAAAGTAATTGCACCTCCACTAGCATCTCCTGCACCAGAAACTGTATAGTGGGTTGTTAGAGTTTTTACTGTTTCAGTTCCTGTTGAGGAACGAATAATGACCTGAAGGTCTGTGTTTGCAAATATTTTAAATGCGTAAGCAAATTCAGTTGTAGAGCCATTGCCTGAATATGAATTTTTTACTGTTGTCGAAGATATTGTCATATTACTTGTCTATATTATTTATCCTTCAATTTATCAAGACTATTTAAGGCTTGTTTTGCAAAATTTATCATAAGCATATACTGTTTATCTATCATTTCTCTTTTTTGATCTGAAGTTAATTTAGTTCCATCAGCAAGCTCTTTAGTGTTATATATCTGTCTTATAGTCTTGTCTATTTCTTTTATTGACTTCTTATAAGTAAGCATAAATTTTTTATCATAAGGAGCAGTCTTTAAAACTTTTTCTAATTCTTCCATTTGACCTGTTTTTTTTAATAAGTCTATGTCGTTAAATGCTTTTTCTACAGGTTTAAGCTCTTCAAAAAATCTAGTTAAAGAAGCAGATGAATAACCAGGCACATCTCTAATATCAAAAGCTCTTATTATTGGTATTTTAGATAAGGTATCTGTGGGTTTGATAGGGTCATCTATAATTTTAGCTTTGATTAAAGCATAGTCTAAAATATCTAAAGCATATCTACCCAAACCACCTGTCCAAGACCTAAATACATTTTCTGCGTGAATAGGTTTAATTGCTAAAAAGCTGTCATCTCCTACAATACCATTAACTATCTCAGAAAATAATTTAATAGTTTCAGAAGTATATTCTGTGTAATAAAATTTATTTGATAAATTTTTATCTAACGATTTAGGTGTTACAGGAGCATCTCTAAAAAAACTATAGTTTGCAAAATTTTCTATAAAAGGTCTTATAGCGGTAGGAATAGGATAAAATCCTTTTGCATTATTAATAAAAAATTGTTTTGCAAATTTACTCCATTCTTGAGGTTCGTTTGTTCTTACCCAATCTAAAGTTTTTTCAATAATAGAAGAAACTAAAGTTCCTACTTCAAAAGGTTTAGGAAATCTATTAGCTTTATCTCCTATTTTATAATAATAATAGTTTTGTTTTAACCACTCAGGTTCATCTCTATAATCTTCATCATCATAATTTAACATATAAAAACCTATAGTTGGTATGGCTACATAAGCACCAATCATAGCTGTAGTTCTTGCGGGATTATCTCTAAATGCTTCATATAATCTTGTTAAACCTTGAACTCTTGCGTTCCAAAAAGGAACAAGTCTATTTATATTATTTCCCAATGTTCCTCTCTTTGCATAATCTAAAAGATTTCTAGCTTCAAAACCTCCTCTTTCAATCGCTTGTTTTTCTGTTAAACCTTTTTCAATGGCTTTTTTATATGTCTTTTCAAATATTCTAAATCTTGTCATCTCCTCTGATAATTGAGTTAATGCTCTAAATGGTGCTAACATTCCTCTATTAGAATTTCTTACTGGACCTTTAGAAAGAATATCATAAACTTTTCCATCAAAGATATTTGGTTTGTCAACAGCTAAAAGAGTTGATTGCATACCTCCTGATTTGACATATTTTTTATACATCTCCATAGTTTTTTTTCTATTACCTTTAGTAATAATATTAAATGCTCCAATAACTGAATCTTGTATTGGTACAAAACCAACTTTATTTAAAAAACTAGCTTGCATAGTATCTCTAAAAAAGTTTGGTACAGCAAAATCAGGAATTAATATTGCACCAGCTCTTAATGTTCGAGCAGGAGCACCTAAATAATTGTAAAGCATATTTGAACCTTGTTGATCTAAAGTTGTAAAAGCAGTTTTAATATCTTTACCTACATCCCAAGTTTCTAATTTACCATCTCTTCTTAATGTCATTAAATCTTCTTTAGGTTTGTTAGTGGTTCTAGGATTAACTTTATTAATAAATGGGAATGAATTAGGGTCTTTCTTTTTAGTTTTTTCTACTAAATCTACAAAGTTTATTTTAACTTTATTTCTTTCAACAGCATTAACAATAGTGTTGGTGTTTTTAACCATTTGCTCTAATGGTGGATATACTCTTAATTTAGCACCTTTAATGGGTTTAAAAGGATTAACTGATCCTTCAGCTACAACTGGCTTACCATCTTGTATAAGTTCTCTTGCAAAAGTAACATAATTTTTATTAGCTTCTGTCATTGCCGTAAATGCTTCTTTAGTTATAAAACCACCATCACGAGCATATTCTAAAAGATGTCTTTGATAAGTATCTGTTTTTTTTGCAACTTGTTCAAATTTATATTTATTTTTATTTACAAACTCTTTTGCAGTTTTAATATTAAAACCTGTTTCAATTCCTCTACCTTCTAATTCAATAGCTCTTCTATTGGATAGGTAAGTTTCAAATAGTTGTGTTTCTATCTTTCCTTCTTTAATAATATCTTTTGTTATTTGTTTTAATCCCAAACCTTTATCACTTAAAGTTTTTGCGTTTAAAGTATTATACTCAATAAAGTGTCCTGCTCTATTTGGCATACCCTCCATAATTCTAGCTTGTTCATACAAATTTAATTTTTCAATACCAGTTTTAGTATTTACTTTTGCTTTTCTCATTGTTTCTAGTATTGGATATTTATTATCTATACCTTGAATAATAGATTTTCTTTTAACAGTTGATCCCATCTCTTTTAATCTTGCACCTGTTAAAGGTTCTACTCTTGGTTTTAAAACTATATTTTCTGCAGCTTTATTTGCTAACTCATCTTTAAATATTTTATCAGGTTCTTTTATTTTTTTCTCTGGAGTTTTTCTTTCTAATAATTTTGCATAATCTCTAATATATGATCTTGAAGCAACATCTTCTAAAATTCTTTTATTTGTTATAGCTTCATTAAATACTTGATTTGGTTTTTTACCTGTATCAATAAATATTTTTTTAGTTCTATCTTCCATAGTTTTTCTAGGTTGAACTAATCCTAAACCACCAAATAAAACAGCAGAGTATGAAAATTCTTTTAGTGTAGGAAGCTGACCATTAAGTGTAGCTCCAACACCTTCAAAAGCTGTTAGTTGTGAAGCAACTCTAGTTATATATTTGTCTGCTAGTTTTGTTCCACCCACTCTTAATTGTGGAGCAATAGCTGTAGCTGCAAATGTTAAACCTTGTTTTGCACCTTCTTTTAATCCTTCTTGTAAAAAATTTTTAAGAATAGTAACTGGCTCTCCATAGGATTGTTGTTCTAAACCTTTTACTATAGTAGCTCGTGCAGCACCTGGAATAGCACCAGCTGCAAAAGCACCTGGTATTGGACCACCTGCAAGATTTCCACCAAGAAAACTTAAACCATAAATAGGAAGTTCTAAACCGATTGTTGTTCCTCTTTCTAATAAACCTTCAAACCATGTATAATCTTCAGGCTCAGGATTAATTAATGCTTCTGATAAACCTTCTCCTTTTGCTAGTCTTGTTGTCATATCATAAAGAGTTTTTCCATAACCTCTTTTTAATATTGCATCACCATCAAATTGTTTACCCACCACAACTTCTTTTAATGTTAAAGGATCGCCTTCCTGTATCTTAGATTGATAAAGCATCTCATCATCAGGAGATACTATTTCTTCAGTTTCATACTCATTAATAATTTGTTTTTTTATATCTGAAAAATAATCTTGATAAACTTTTTTATTATTATTGGTTGTGCCAAAGGCTTCTAATATTTCTTGATTATTAAAACCAGCACCATTTAACTTTTGTATTTTTTCTTTTTTCCAATCAGCAATTTCTTTTTTGCTAAATCCAGCATCATTAAGTTTAAATTCTTTTTCTGCTAAATTCATTATTTGCTCATTGTTCTTTTTTCATATTCATTTGCCGTTTCTCCTGGTAATCTTTCTGGTACTTCTTTTGTTGGAGCTTCTTTAGCAATAGATTCTACAATACTTGATAAATCAGAAGTTTTAGGTAAAACATTTTTTATATCTTTAGCAATATAATATTCAGTATTAGGAGATAATAAATCCGAAATATTTATACCTGCTCTTAAACCATCAATATATCTTTTGTAGTATACTTGTCTTAAATTACTAGCTTTAGAATTATACTCTTTATCAAAATAACTTAAAAAAACATTACCTTGCAATAAAGGTATAAGATTATTAAACCATTTTAAATATTCTTTATCTTGACTAGCAAAAGTATTATTAAAAGACCTAGAAATTATTGTTGTTAAAAAATTAAGATCATTATCATTAATAGAGCCGTTTCCTGCTCTTTCTAAAATACTTTTAGGTTCTTTTTCTCCTTCAAGTAAAAAACCATCTTTAGTATTTTTAATTTCTCCTAAATTAATTTTATCAACAATACTTGAATTAGTATTATAATTTGAATTAAAACTAAATTTATTTAAATTAATTTTATCATTTAAATTACTAATTTGTTTATCGTAATTTATATCTCCTGTTTTAAATGTTTCAAGTTCTTGTTCACTTAATCCAAAAAATTTATTGTGATTTGTTCCTCTTAATTTATCAACTAATTCTTTAGTTCTTTTATTAATAATTTCACTATTACTATATTCAAGAAGTTTACCATCAAAAACAGCTTTTTTTCTAACTTCTGTAATAAGTGCATCTCTTTCTTTGCCTTTAATCTGTGGAAAGTTTTTTGGATCATTTAAAAGAACAGCAGCACCTGCTGCGTTAGTTTGAGCAATTTTTCTAACTTGAGATGTTTCAACAAGAGCTGGAAAATTCTTTTTGTATTCATTGTAACTTTCTTGACTAATAATACCATCTGTTACCAAACCTTTATATTTACTTAGTGCAGATTTAGACAAAATATCAAATTGTAATTTGTTACCAGAAGAAACAGCATTTAATATATCAGATGAAACTTGTTGCTCTACTTGTCCTACTCGAGTTTTAACTAAATTATCTCTTGTTTTTTTTAAAATATTATTAACATATACACTTTTATTTTGAGATAAAAGTATATCAAAAGTATTAGCAATATTTTTATTAGATGCTTGTGATTTATATTTTTGTTTAATAGTTTTAAATTTTTCATTAAAATAATCTACACCATCTTGAGGAGTAGATTTTAATTCAGCTTGTTCTGCAGCATTAAATATTTCTACAGTTGCTTCTGCATTTAACTCACCAGCTTTTACTTTTGTTTCAATAGCTTTTTCTTTTACATAATAATCTTCAGCTGCTTTTCCTATTGGTCGTAAAGCTGCTGCTATATTTTGTCTAGGATCAATTTGTATATTAGAAGTTACACTAGCTGCTTCTCCAGTTAATCTAGCTTTTGATGTAAAAGTAGGTATCTTCATTAAGCAGTTCCTATTCTAAGTAAACTTTCACCAGCTTTAGCATAGTAACCTAGTTCAGCAATTTTTGCTTGTTGTCTAGCAATGTTACCTTGTATTCTAGCAAAGTTAGCTTCTTCCATTTTTTGTGATTGTGCAACTTGAGAATTATAAGTTATAACATCTTTTTCTGTCTCTGCTTGTTCAGCATTATATCTTAAAACATTTAATACGCTTCCTGATCTTTCTGCACCTGATACTGCTGCAGCAACTTTTGTTGATCCAACTAATTGTTGATACGATTGCTCAAATTTAGCAATATCAAATTCTGTTTGTTGTTTAATGGCTTGAGCTTCTTGTTCTTTTACTTGAGCATTACGATTCATTACAGCTTGATTATATTTACCGAGTGCTGATGCCTGTTGTCCTGCTGCTATATCAAATACAAAACTCATTAAAAAATCCTCGCATATCTGAAGTGATCTGAACCATCAAAACCATAATGTTTCATCAATCCTTCGTTTTGTAAACCAAGCCATGAAGCAAACTTTAAACCTATTTTAAAGTCAGCTCTTACAGCTGTTTGTACTCTTTTTATATTATTTTCTTTTGCTAGTCTTGCAAAATTTTTCTTAATGGCTCTGGCAACAACAAGTGGGTGATTCCAAACTTTACTTGTCGCTAATACCCAACCTTCTGCTACACCATCCCAAATTATTTTCATTCCTGCAGATGCAATAGGTTCATCATTAATAATACAAGTATAAGCTAAACCATTCTGCTCTAATTGCATAGCATCTCCATCGTATTGTGCATCTTTATCCATAAGAACATGGTTCATTTGACTAGCAAGAATAATCTTACCATGCTTTGAAATATAAGGAACTATGTTTAATAAATTTTTAGTCATTGGTTTGTAAATCTGGGTATAAAGATAATATGGTTAAAGGTAAAGGTTGAGTTTGTCTAACAAAGATAAAACCATCAGTATCGTAATTACCTCTAAATTCTACAGTTTTATCCCCTGTAAATACAGGTATACCTTCATCCATAGGATCAGATGATGTTCTAAATGGTATTCTTTCCATGTTATCTAAAGACTCTCCAACTTCAACACCAACAGATTCATATAATCTAATTGTAATTTCATATATTCTTTTTGTCTTAGCTTGAGATGTTCCATTCTGTGAACCAGCATTAAGTCTCATAGTTTGTAATATTGATTTGTAAGCTAAACCTAGTTTTACATTAGTTGCTGAACGATCTAATGTAACTGAACCACTTGATACTGTTTTATCAGGATGTGTTGCACCATCTGCTAATATAGAAACTGTTTGTCCCTCAAGGTGATCTAAACCTGAAATAGTTGTAGCAGCTGAACCGCTATAAGATAAAGCACTATCTAAAAAATTAAATGTTGTATTATTTGTTTCTGTAAAATCAAAATTATTAATATATTCTACAAACCTTCTTGTAGAACCATTAATTGTTCTTTTAACAATAACCCATGTTTGATATTCTGTATCATCAGTTGGAATAACAGCAACACTTTCACATACTGCTTTACCTTCATCAGTTTTTGCTAATCGAGTAGAATCATCTAAAGATTTAACAGTTAAAAATCCTGTAGACAATGGTGATGTCTCTGTAATTGTAACGACATTGCTACTAACTGTTGCTGTAAAATCAGAGTCAGCATCTATTAATGTTTTTAAGTTTGTTGCTGTTTGGTTATTACTAGATGTAGTATGAAACTTACCAGTTGTAGAAGATGTAGCAGATGTAAAAGTTGTCGTTGTGCCGTCTGCTTTTGTAAAAATTATTCTTGTACCATCAGCTATGTTTGCATAATCTGTAACTGTAATGGTTGCATTACCAAATCTGCCGCCAAAAATATGTCTATGCCAAGCAGTTACTTGTTGTTCTCTTTGATAAGTTAAACCTATAAGTTCACCATCACCACGAACTCCCCAAATAATTTGGTTAGGTTCTTGTTGATAAGCTAATTGTGATACACCACCTTCAGTAATATGCTCTGCAAGAATAGTCATGTCAGGTGCAAGATAACCATCAACATCAAAATTATAGGCTAGTTCTCTTAATTTTCTTTTAGCTCTTTGTAAAAATAATGTTGCGTTTCCTACGGCTACAGAATCTACATTAGCTGAACCATGGTTTGATTGTTTTTTAATTAATATATTTGTTGGTGTAATAGCACTATCTGTTCCACCTCCTGATACTGTAAACTCACCACCTGCTGTACCAATAATTAAAGTTCTTGTTGCAGTCATAAATCTAATAGCATTAACTTGGTTAGACGCAATCGTATAAATAATTGCATCATCATCTGCTACTGTACCGCCAATATTTGCATCCATGTTTTCATAATCACCTGATCTTGAAAAGAAAATAGCTTGTGGTTGTTCACTTGTTCCAGCAAATACTAATCGTTGTTCAAAAAAAGTAACGCAAGAAGGATGTCCTGTAGTATCTGAAAAAGCTCCTAGTCTCCAATCTGCTGTAGCACTTGCACTATCTAAAGCTGTAATAATTGTCATTGTTGCATTTGTAGTATCAGTTACTCCTGTTATTTTTGCATAACCTGCACTTAAAAAAACAAATCTTCCAACATCTGTTGATTGAAAACCTGAACCACCATTAATACCTGTAACTGCAGAAGCTACTAAAGCTATACCTGTACCTACTGCTGATTGACCAGGATTTAAAGTTGTGTCTGTTGTGTTAGCATCTTGCATTGGTCCTTTAGTAAAATCTACATCAGCTAATGTCCAAGAAGTATGACCAGTACGAGATAATTTTTCTACTTCGTGTGAAGGGTGAGTAATATACATAACATCTGCTGATTGAGCAAACTTAAGATCAAAAAGCTGTGCAGTTGTATAAGGTGTTGCAATTTCATAAACTTTATTAGCTACCCCACCAGAACTGTAAGCAGTATAACTTGTGCTGTTTATATTTGTTCCATCTTTATCTGTTAATTGAAAAGTGTTTGTTGTTACACCTGCAACTAAAAATCTTTTACCATTTACTTCTGTCATGCCTGAAACACTACTAATTAAAACTTCATCTCCATTTGAATAGCCATGTGAGCTAGAAGTAACAACAGCAGGGTTAGCTTGTGTTATACCAGTAATAGTTTTATCACCTTCTAAAATAGAACCATTGTCTTTATAAAATCTAATTTTAAGATTAGAAAACTCAAGCATATAAGTTTGAGTTGTAGAAAATTCAAAAGGAATTAATCTTGTTTTGTTATCACTATCTGCAACTTCAGCTACAAAAGTAGTACCTGATCTTCTAGCGGCAGCTCCATGAGGATAAATAATAAAATTATCTAATCGCTTACAACTTGATGAATATTTAGTTAGATCGTTACGACCATCTAAACGAGGAGAAAGTTCTCCACCTGTAAAGTTGGTTAGCTCTGCTGCAACTCGTGCCATGTCTTAATACCTTGAGTTAATAAAGGTACTAGCTTCTATTTCATCTGTCATACCAAGGTCAGGAGAATTGTTTTGACCTTCAGTTGCGTCTACAAACCTAGCATCCTTTAATTTATCTTGAAACAGCTCATACATATTTTTAGCCACAGGATTAGATGAAGTAACTCCATAAGCAATATCTGCTCCTAATGCTGCAGATAAAGTTTCTCTTAATAGTTCATCATATTCATTAGGGTCTGTAATTCTTGCTACATATAAAATTTTCATAGAAGAAGCATTACTTAATATTTTTCTTCCTTCTACTTTATGATCTAAATCATAATCTAATATTCTTAATAATCTTAAACAATCTGCGGGTAAAGTATATTGCTTAGTAAAACCCCAAGCAGGTGTATCTGTGTCTGCTGCAATTTCTACTCTTTTCTGTAAGCAGTTCCAAGGATGTGTTCTAAATAGTGAGTCTCTAACTTGAGTGTATCTAGCATTACATAGTCTAGCATTTTTTGAATCTTCTGTTAATGAAAGAATAGTTGTTGCACCTAATTGGTTTAATGCTCCATTACAAATGTCTACTACTGATGCCATAATATTTTATAATCTAAATTCTTTTTAAAAGAAAGGGGATTTCTCCCCTTTCTTAATTACTTATTAGTCTATTACATATTCAATAATGAAACTTAAGTCTCCAGCAGTATCACCAGCTGCATCGAATAATAATCCGACATAGTAGTAACCACCTGGGTCAGAAGATTGTCCTGCATCTTCCCAAACTTTTTGTCCCATTTTGTTTATGTTTCTAGCTTCAAATGCCACTTCAGTTCCTGTCGTTACAGCACCTCTAAGGTCTGTAATCGCAGAAGCGTAAGCGTCATCATCAACCGCAGCAATAGCTGTTGTCCATAAACCAACGTCTGTAGTATTTGTTGATCCAGAATCTAAGTCGTCATTAAACAACTTGATTGAGGAAATACTAGCATTAGTAGGTATTGGAGCTAACATAACTGTGTCAGTCGCTGATAAGTCTCCTGCAGCTAAAGCGATAGTTCCCTGTGCAATTCTTTTTGCACCATGTAACTGTTGGGAATCATTCTTTACCTGTGGAGTCGCTACGAAATTCGTAACTATATCTGTATTTACGTTTGCCATAATCTATTTCCTCCTATTATGATTCTGTACATTGTACTTCAACAACTTTAGCTTCTTCCATTCTAGTAGCACCAATGCTCATGCAGTAGTACACTTGAGTAGCGTAAGATTTGTCGCTTCTTTCGTCTATACGAGCATTGATGTCTTTACCAATACCTAAAGCGATTCC